CTGCCCGAGCTGCGGCAAGGCCACGTGAGCAAGAAGGGACTTCCCGATACCGACGCTATCGTTGGCCAGAAGGTGACTCCCGAGCATCGCAGCCTGCTCCAGAAGATCGCGGTCGCGCTCGGCTGGACGACGGAGGACACCGCTGACACCCATGAGGAGGACGAAGTGCCCCTGACCGATCAGGAGAAGGCCGCTCTCGCAAAGGTCGAGGGCATCGAGACGAAGCTGGGCGAGTTGGAGACGAGGCTGGAGAAGGTCGACGGTCTCGACGGCAAGCTCGACACCCTGCTGGAGCGTCTCCCGCAGCCCGAGAAGACCGAGGAGGAGGAGCGCGAGGAGATCGCCGCGACGCTCCAGAAGTCGATCGAGACGGTCGCCGACCTCCAGGCCCGGCTGAACAAGCTGGAGGAGGGGCGGTCGACGCAGGGCGGAGACACCGACCTCAAGAAGACCGACGACCCCGACGCCGCGCTGGCCCGCGCCCTGTTCGGCTAGGAGAGGAGATCATGGACCGCCGACAGGCACTGGCCAAGGCCACCATCACCACGAGTGATGCGGCCGCTGGCCTGCTCGATCCCGAGCAGGCGCGCACCTTCATCGTCAAGATCAAGGAGCAGGGCGCGCTCTCCAACCTGATGCGCCAGGAGATCCGCACTGCCTCCTCGGGCGAGATCAACAAGATGTCCACGGGTGGACGCATCATCCGTGCTGCGACAGAGAACACGGACGACGGCTACCGCGCCGGTGCCGCGTTCACGACCGTCGAGTTCCAGACGGTCAAGATCCGTCTCCCCTGGGAGGTCACGGAGGACGTCTTCCACGAGAACATCGAGGGGGCGGGCCTGGAGGCCAAGCTCACGGGCGAGATGACCCAGCAGTTCTCTCTCGACCTGGAGGATCTGGACATCAACGGCAACACCGCCGACGTGTCCGGCGACGCGCCGTTCCTCACGATCGACGACGGTCTCCTCAAGATCATCGCCGCGTCCACCGACGCGCAGAACATCGACGGCTCGGCGATCGCCTCCGGCGTGTGGGGCAAGGACCACATGTTCGAGGGTCTCAACGCGATCCCGAACCGCTACCGGAACCAGCCGGGCTACTACTGGATCATGTCGCCCTCACGGAAGCTGCAGTGGTGGGAGTCGGTCGTCGACCGGCCCGACTACGGCGGCGGCGACTACCTGCTCGGCGAGGGCGGGGTCATCGACCGGCCGCTGGGCATCCCGATCCTCACCGTCCCCTCGATGCCGGACACCACGGTGCTGCTCGCCCGGCCTCGCAACTTCGTCCGCGTCGTGTCCTGGCAGGTGCGCAAGCGCCGCGTCACGGGCGAGACGGACGCTCAGCTGGCGGCGCTGGACAAGCGGTTCTACATCTTCTTCCTCAAGCGGGACGTGGTGATCGAGGAAGAGGAAGAGGTCGCCCGTATCCACACCCTCGATGCCGTCTAGGAGGACTGGCATGGCGACCTACTACCGCAATACCAACAAGCACGGCGTGTCGATCGGCTCGGGGCGTCAGCGCGCCGGGTCGGTCTTCTCCGCCGACGGGGACGATGCCCAGAAGTGGGGCGAGGTCCCCGGAGTCGAGAAGGCGTCGAAGAAGGACTACGACGACCAGCGCTCCGAGCGCACGGCGAACAACCCCTCGTCCGAGAAGTCGGGCGAGATGCTGGCCCGCCAGCGGATCACCGACCAGCGCGTCGAGCACCGTCGCCTGACGGTCTCCGGGCCGCTGCAGCGGGTGGTCGGCGACGACCAGGCCCCGCTCGGCCCGCCCACGGGCACGCTGTCCACGAAGAGGGAGGAGGCGGAGAAGGACCTGGCTCACCGTCTCGCCTTCGGCCCGAACGAGGCGAAGGAGAAGGTGCCCGAGCCTGAGGAGAAGTTCACCGGGCACGCCGTCCCCAAGGGCCAGCTCGTCCACAACGAGCAGCAGGAGAACCGCGAGGTCGCCAACGCGACGGCGGAGGAGCTGAACGAGATGGACCGTGAGGGCTCGTCCTCCGAGGGCGAGTCCGCCCCGCCGCAGAAGGAGGAGAACCAGTAATGGCTCTGGAGTCCATTGAGAGTGGTTCGCCGCCCGAGGGCCGTGACCTCTCGCAAGCCCTCGTGGAGCTGCAGAGCCTCACGTTCTCGGTGGTCGACGGCGCCGCCGCCGACACCAACATCGCCCTCACGGGGCACTCGTGGGCGACGGACACGATCGTGGCGGTGCTGTACTTCCCGATCTCGGGCGGGAACGTCACGTCGGTCTCGAACCTCACGTCCGAGGTGCAGGCGCCGTCGGGCGGCGCGGGGACGGCGTTCTTCCAGCTCTCGACGACGGCCACGACGGGCGGCAAGCTCGTGGTGGTCTGGTTCAACAAGGGCTCGCTCTAGGCGATGGCCAACGTCCTCTACGACAAGGGTCGCGAGGGCTTCCTGGACGGCTCCATCGACTGGGACACGGACGACATCCGTGTGATCCTGGTCGATGGGGCCGACTACACCTTCTCGGCCGCGCACGACTTCCTCGATGACGTCGCCGCCGGTGGTCGCGTCGCGGTGTCGTCCGCGTTCTCGTCCAAGACGGTCACGTCGGGCATCGCCGACTCGGCGGACGTCACGCTGTCCGCCGTCACCGGCGATCCATGCGAGATGCTGGTCATCTACAAGCACACGGGCTCGGATGCGACCTCGCGTCTGATCGCCAAGATCGACACCGTGCAAGGCGGCGGTGCGCTCTCGGTCACGCCGAATGGTGGCGACATCACCATTCAGTGGGACAACTCCACCAACAAGATTTTCAAGCTCTAGGGAGCTGACCGAGCATGGCGCTCGGGACCCCGGTCGGCATCGGCTCCTCTGCGCTCACCGCGCAGACCGCCGCCACATCGCCGCTCGTCACCTCGACGACCGTCCCCTCGAACTCGACGGTCGTCGTCGTGGCCGGTGCGTCCGTGTCGGGTAACCTCCCGACTCGCGTTGCCGACGACTCTGGCCTCGGGTTGAAGTGGCGCGGGATTCGATACGTCGGCGTCGGCGGCGCGGTGGTGGCCAACCTGTCCATGTACTGGGCGTATGCGCCGAAGGGCCTGCCGTCTGGCACGACGCTGACGTTCTCCTTCGCCAGCGTCACGTCCTCGACGCGGCTGCTCGCGGCGGCGTACATCCCCGGCTTTGCGGTGCCCGAGCGCAACAAGGTGGCTGCGAACTCTGTGGCGGGTACGTCGTGGACGTCGGGGGCGACGGCGACGCTCACCGCTGCCTCGCAGGTTGGTATTGCGGCGGCCATCGCTACGGATGACACGACCAGCACCCCGGGCGCGGGGTCCGAGCTGTACGACTTCAACGCCGCTGGTGCATCCGGCGACCGTACGCTGGTGATGCAGTACGAGACGGGCCTCTCGGCGAGCGGTACGTACACGGGGGCGGGTACATGGGCGGTGAGCGTCGCTGGGTCTGCCGTTATCGCGGCGACGTTCAAGGAGTACACGCCGTCCACGCTCTGGGCCACCGAGGTCGCTGCCGACTCGCCGGTGAACTGGTGGCACCTCGACGAGTCCGCAGGAACGTCGGCGGTCGATGATCCGGGCACATCGAACGGCACCTACGTCAACACGCCCACGCTGGCCCAGGACGGCGCCCTCGATGAGAGCGTCAACTCGGTCGGTCTGACGGCCGCGCAGTCCGAGGACATCACGCTGCCGATCACGCTGGGGACGGGTGCGTTCACGCTGGAGTTCTGGGCGAAGGCGACGTCGCTCACCAACGTGCTCGTCCGCGATCACAGCGGCTCGGGCGGCACGGTGATCCCGCTGGTCTCCTCCCCGCAGTCGAGCGTGCGCCTGGCGGGCTCCACGATCGGTGCGGCACCGGATCAACAGTTTCCCACGGCCTGGATGATCGACGGGCAGTGGCACCACTACGCGCTCGTCCGCACGACCGGCCCGGTCGGGTTCTTCTACATCGACGGGCAGCTCCAGTCGACCGGCTCGGCGGCCACGACGAACACGGCCTCGCCGCTGCACTGCGGGCGCAACGGCAGCAATGCCAACTACGAGACGGTCTCCTTCGACGAGGTTGCCTACTACACCACGGCGCTGTCGCACGACCGCATCCTCGCGCACTTCAACGCGGCGGTCTCCGAGCGGATCATCGTCATCGAGGGGCAGGGTGTCGCCAGCGCGGAGGCGTTCGGCAACCCCACGGTCGCGGCTGTACAGGCGCTCGCGATCCTGGCGATCGACTCGGCCGAAGCCTTCGGCACGCCGACGGTCACGATCAACCGGCACGAGCCCTCGGCGATCACGTCCGAGGAGGCCTTCGGCAACCCGACTGTCACCGTCGGCTCCGGCACGCAGACGGTCGAGCCGACTGCCATCGCGAGCCTGGAGGCGTTCGGGTCGCCGTCGGTCGCCACGACGCAGAGCCTCGCGCCGCTGGCGATCAACTCGGCGGAAGCGTTCGGCTCGCCGACGCTCGTCCAGGGCGCGATCACGGTCGCGATCTTGGGCATCGCGTCGGCGGAGGAGGTGCGGTTCCCGCTCGTCACGCGCCCGCAGACGATCGCGCCGCTCGCCATCAACAGTGCCGAGGCGTTCGGGCTGCTGCGCCTGCGGCTGCTCAAGACGGTCACGATCCAGGACCTGGCGATTCCGTCGGCCGAGGCGTTCGGCCTGCCCACGCTGTCGCCGCGCATCCTGCCGCTGGGAATCCAGAGCCAGGAAGCTCCCGGCTTCCCGGTCTGGATTCCGGGGCCAATCTACCGCGACATCCTCGGCATCGAGAGCGAGGAGTCGTTCACGACCGAGCTGCGGCTCCACTACCGGGTCTACATCCTCGCGAAGGACTCCGAAGAGGCCGTAGGATTTCCCGAGGGCATCGGGCACGTGTTGGAACCGTCGCCCCAGCCCGGTGCCCTCATCTCGCGTCGGTCGCGGCGCGGCTATGTCACGCAGGACCGAGATGGAAAGGCATACTCCTAGTCATGCCCTACGTGGTGTCGCTCACCGACGTTCGCCCGGCGCCCCGCTTCGATGACATCCCGTGGATCGGCGCAACCATCGAGGAAGCGCCCGACATCGACGGGCCGTGGACGCAGATCGACGACCAGGTGCTCGATCCGGTCGACGCGGACCCCACAACTCCGCAGGCGCGTGACTTCACGGTCACGACCGCCGAGTCGCCGACGGACTACTTCCGCGTCCGCTTCGAGGACGAGAACTCGGACGTCTCCTACACGGAGCCGATCGGCCTCACGACGTATCCGTCGACCGAGGAGCTGCTGGCGCTCACGAGCGTGGACGAGCTGCTGGCGTTGACGGCGGATCAGGCCGACACCCTGCGCGATGCGTCCATCTCGGCGATCGAGGAGTTCTGCGGGCAGAAGTTCGACCTGCGCCATCGGACGGTGACGATCGACGGCCAGGGCGCGAACGTGCTGTACCTGCCCGAGCGGCTGCACGAGATCGAGGGCGTCAGCGTGAACGGCTACGGCGTGTCGCTCACCGCGCTGGTGCTCTCCGACCAACGCGACCGTCTGCACTTCTCCTCCCTGTTCGGCCTCAACTACTACGAGCAGGCGATCGCCGAGATCAGCGGTGAGCGCTTCCCGCTCGGCTTCGGCAACGTCGTGATCGAGGGCGACTGGGGGTGGGCGGACTTCCCCGAGGCAGTGAAGACCGCGATCCTCTGGGACATGGAGGACACGGCGCGTGCCGACGCGAACGTGCTCTCGGCCTCCATCGCCTCGTACCGCAAGCTCGGGTTGCGCTCGATCAACCAGGGCAACCTGACTGCGGACATCAGCGGGGCGCCCGGCCTGTCGCCTCGCGTGATGTCCGTGCTCGCTCCCTACATCTGGCACGGCAACCTAGGAGCGCTGGTGTGAGCACCCTCCCCTTCTACTCGTCGGCGACGCTGGAGGACATGGCCGGGTCGCCGCTGGCGATCAACGTGCCGATCTCCGTGTGGCCCGCGAGCGCACGCGACACGGACTCAGGTCGGTCGTACACCCACGACGGGGAGTGCCCGGTCGGCTACATCGAGGCGCTGGAAGCAGCCAACGTGCGCTTCTCGCTGGGGGACAAGACCTACCACGTCGTGGATGCACAGGCGCATGACTTCCTGCCGCACTGCTCGCTGCGGCTGCGGGAGATGCGCGGTGCCTAGGTGGAACCAGACGGCGGTCTTCAACGTGTCGGCGCGGGGCGTGACGCGCTCCATGCGCCAGCTCTCGAACGCCGAGGACGCCATCCAGGAGGAGATCGAGGAGACGCTGGACGAGCTGCGCAAGCCGATCCGGGCGATCTTCCGCGAGAACTCGGTGTCGCGGCGCGTGGGCGACGAGCTGGTGCTGCTCCCCTTCGGTGCCGCTGGCACGGTCGGCTTCCAGCTGGTGTCGACGTACCGCGACCCGCTGACCGGCTACGACCCGCTCGGCGTGACGCGCTTCGGGCACCGGAAGAAGTACATCCAGCCGAGTGAGGATCGAGCGCGTGCCTCGACGGTAGCGACGCGCCTGCCGCGTGGACCCGAGGTGTTCTTCAACCGTCGCACGGGTCGCTTCGGCGCGCAGCAGCAGGCGCTGCGGATGCACGGTGAGCCGCGCTTCCGGCACAAGGTGAAGGGCCAGAGCCGTCGCGAGGACTGGGTGGACGTCGCGAACCAGGAGGCCCGGCCGCTGATCGCCGAGGCGACGGCGCGGCTCGGGCGCCGGATCGTGTCGAGGGCGCTATGACGACCGAGGCGGTCTGCGCCGCCGTGCTCGACTGGGCGAAGGCGACCACGAGCATCGTCACCGGCTACGACCACATCCCTGCGGAGAGCACCGGCCCGCTGCCGGACGTGATCGTGGACTGCGCGAGCCTGAGCATCGTGGAGACGAGCGACCTCTTCCCGCACGCGAACATCCAGCAGGCGTGGGTCGCCGTCTTCGTGATGGACATCTCCGTGATGGTCGACAACACGGCCCCGGAGACCGCCGCTCAGGCCTTGCGCACCTACGCCGACTCGCTGCGGGCATCTCTGCTCGCCAACGGTACGCTTGGGGGCAGAGTCCCCATGGTCTCCAAGCGGATCGAGTTCGACTTCACCCTGCCCTTCGTCGTGAGGAACGATGGCGTGCGTGGGCGAGAGATGACCATGCGAATGACAGTGGCAGAACTTGTCGAGGAGGAAGGCTAATGGCGGACGCCGCCAAGAAGAAGGTCAAGTTCGTCGGCGGCACGGGCGAGCACCGTCGAACGGGCTCTGTGACCGTGCCGGATGCGGGCGTGACGCTGAACCGCGACGAGCCGATCGCGGTCAACCACGAGCTGTCCAAGGAGCTGCTGTCGGGCGACTCCGCTCGCTTCAAGGGCCTCAAGTTCGAGGACGCGACGAGCGACGAGCCTCGTAGCAAGGCGAGCCGTGCGACGGCTGGCGACACTGGCGGGCCGGGCGGGTCGACCGCGCCGGATGGCGACTCCGGCCCGAACCGTCCCTAGGAGCTGAACGATGGCCTATACCGGCTACCCCTTCCCGTACAACATCTCGGACCTGCTGGTCGGGGCCGTCCGCATCCTGTACGCCACCACCGCCGAGCCGATTCCGACCTCCATCTCGGACGTCATCGACATGGAGTCCCCCTACGCAGCGCAGACCGGCTGGGTCGAGCTGGGAGCGACCCGCGAGTCGTTCACCTACACGCGAGGGTTCGAGACCGAGGGCCTGGAGATCCAGCAGACGTCCTCCGTCCTCTTCGAGGAGGTCACGAACGTCACGCGGACCATCGAGGTGTCGATGGCCGAGTTCAACGCCGCGAACCTCGCCCTGATGGAGGGCGCGCAGAGCGCCGCTGGCGCCGTCGTGGCCGCGTCCGGCATCTCCGCCCAGACGACGCAGAAGTTCGGCTCGTTCACCACGCTCGATCGCTACCGCTTCGCGTTCCTCTCGCGGCGCAACATCGCCTCGGGTCTGGTCACGGAGTCCTCGGGCGCCGTCCCGGCGTCGGGCACCCGTGGCCGGTTCGTGATGGGCGTGCTGTACCAGGCCCAGATGTCCGCCGATGACGCGGAGCTGGAGTTCGACAAGGGCACGCTGACGGCGGCGTCCGTGTCGTTCACCGCCTTCGGCGACTCGTCGGTCACTCTCGCCGACGACAACATGGGCGTCTGGTTCTTCGAGACGGCCGGTACCATCACGTAGCGCACCTGCCTCCTGCGCGCCGCTTGACTGGCCTCTATGCTCACAGCATGGAGGCCAGTCTCGCTTCTGCCCCGAGTCCGAACGGCTCCGGCAGCGCACCCACCCACGTCACGCTCGGCGAGCACACCTACCCGGTGTACGCACAGCGACACGCCTACCTCGCGAACCGGCTCGGCAAGACGGTCGCGAAGCTCCAGGAGATGGAGCAGATGGACACGGGGAGCCTGGAGGGGGTGATCGGCTCTCTCGGGGATCAGGCCTACGACTTCTTGCAGGTCTTCATCCCGAAGCTCATGCCGCGCTACGAGTTCGCGGGCTACCCCACGGACGAGGCGCGCATCGCTGGCGACTACAACGAGGAGTACGACAAGTCGCCGACGATCCCGGAGATCACCTTCGCCTTCGAGACGGCGCTCAAGGCCAACCGGCTCGACTCCCTCAAGAGCCTGGGAAAACTCATCAACATGGACCTCGTGAAGGCCTACCTCTCGGCGGGGATGGTGAACTTGATCGAGCGGCAGAGGTCCTCATCGGGGGAGGGTACGTTGGACTCGACGAGTTCTGGGACGACTCCCCCAACGCTGACGGTGAGCGAGGTCTAACCGTTCCCCGTCTCGTGGCGCTGCTCGAATGCCGAGAGCAGCGCCGCCGGACGGAGTTGCAGTTCCTCGGCCGGGTGATCGCCTACGCGGTCAACTCGCCGAAGGACATGGACAAGGCGCTGTTCAAGGACGCTGGACGCCGGGGCGACAATGTGTCTGGCGAGGTTCCCCTGAACGCCGACGCGGAGGAGATCCTCCCCGTGACCGCCGACATGTACGAGAAATGGTGGTAGGTGGCCGGTAGCGACCACATCGAAGATGTCCTGATTCGCGTCCGGGGAGAGAGCCGAGACGCGGTACGGGCCATCGCCGATGTGCGGCAGGAGCTGAACAAGGTCCCGAAGTCGACCCAGGCCGAGATCGAGATCGCCACGGCCGAGGCCCAGGCCGAGCTGGATCAGATCAAGGTCACGCTCGGCAAGATCGACCGCACGAAGGTCACGGCCGAGGTCGACGCCGAAGTCGGCGAGGCGCTCGCGAAGGTCGAGTCGTTCAAGGCGGCGCTGGACAAGGCGACCATCCGCAAGGACGCGACGGTGGAGATCGACATTCGCCGTCGCAAGGTGGAGGCGGACATCTCCGCCATTCAGGCGAAGCTCGAAGTCCTCCAGAACCAGAACCCCGAGGTCGTCGTCGAGGCGAAGATCGCCGACGCCGAGTCGCGCCTTCGTCTGCTCCAGCGCCAGCTGACCAAGCTCACGCGCCAGCCGCAGAACGTGGACGTGCGCCTCAAGTCGGAGCGCGTGGTCACGCAGATGGAGGTTCTGCGGGCGCGCATCGCCGAGATGATGGCGAGCGACCCGCGAGTCACGCTCGACGCCGAGATCGGTCGAGCGATGGCGAAGCTGCAGGAGCTGGAAGCTCGCGCCGCTGCGCTGGACGACAAGAAGCGGGAGATCGAGGTCGAGGTCGACAACGACGCCGCCCGGGTGCTGGCGAACATCGAGGGCGGCCTCTCCACGCTCACGAAGGGCATGTCGCGGGCGTCGGCGTCGAGCGCCACGTTCGGGCAGACGATGGCGCGCTCGTTCTTCCTCATCAAGGGCATCACGCCGTTCCTCTCCGGTATCACCATCATCATCACGACCGCGCTGCTGCCTGCGCTCGTCGCGGTCGGGGCGTCAGCGGCGTCTGCTGCGTCCGGTGTGGGCATCCTCGCCGCTGCGATCGGCGGCTCTCTCATCCCGGCCGCCATCGCGGGCACGGCGGTGATGGGGCGCTTCGCCGCAGTGATGGAGGTCAAGCAGCAGCTGGACCAGGCGGACGAGGCGTCGATCACGGCGTCGGCCACTGCGGAGATCGACTACGCGAACGCGGTCGAAGCTGCACGGGCGAAGCTCGACGGTCTGGTCGACTCGATCCGCAACGTGAACCGTGCACGGCGCAACGCTCGCGCCGTCGAGGAGCAGGCGGCGCAGTCGATCCAGGATGCGACCGACGCGGCGATCGAGTCCCAGCAGCGACTCGCGCAGGCGAACGCCGAGTTGAAGCAGGTCACGGTCGACGCCTATCGCGCCATGGAGGACGCGATCGAGGACGTGCGCGACGCCCAGTTGGAGGTCGAGAACGCCCGCCTCGGACAGCAGGAAGCGGAGCTGAACACGAAGGAGGCCGAGCTGCGGCTCAAGGAGTTCCGGCAGGAGCTGGGACTCACGGCGCGAGCGCTGGACGACACCTTCGCCAAGTTCTCCGACGTCGACGCCGACGTGTCGGGGATCGCCGGGGCGCTGCGCCGTGCGGGCAAGGAGTCGGGCAAGCTCGACGCCGGGAGCCTGCTGGAGCTGGAGGGCCTGCTGCTCTCGGTGCAGCGTGCCAAGCTCGGCGAGAAGCAGGCGGACGACCAGCTGGGGGATGCGGAGCGCACGCTCTCCCGCGCTCGTCAGGAGCAGCAGAAGTACCTGGAGCAGGGCATCAAGGCGTACGGCCCGTACCGGACCGCGATCGAGTCCGTGAAGGATGCGCAGAAGGTCGCCAACGAGGCCGCCGAGCACGCCCGCGAGCTGGACGAGCAGGGGATCAAGGACGCGCCCGCTGTGGTCGCGGCGCATCAGGCTGTCGCTGATGCCATCCGGACGCGCAACCGGCTTCAGAGGCAGCTGAAGGTCCCCGAGCAGCCGACCGGCCCGGCCCTGCAGCAGAAGCAGGCCGAGGCACAGATGGCGGAGCTGTCAGGCGATGAGGAGAGCTTCCTCAAGCGCCTGCGCCTGATCGAGGACTTCCTGCGTCAGCAGTTCCAGCCCACGACGGATGCGGTGTTCGACGGCGTGAAGGACGCGATGACCCGAGCCGCGCTCGGCGTGCCCTTCCTGCGCGGGAAGTTCACCCAGCTCGGCGAGACCTGGGGCGACGTTGCTCGGCAGATCGCGGGCACGGTCATCTCGCCCACGTCGCTGATCGACCTGCGTGGGCTCAGCGATATCGCCAATGAGATGTCCAAGCTCGCGGGCACGGGCCTCTCGCAGTTCTACCTGCTGCTAATCCGCATTGGCAAGGCGGCGGGGCCTGCCGCGCTCGACCTGATGCGCGAGATGGTCGGGATCATCGGCGGGCTCGCGGACAAGGCCGGGAGTCTCAGCGGCAAGGAGACCTTCTTCACGAACGCCGTGAACTCGGTCAAGACGTTCCTGCGTGCGGCTGGGGCCGTCGGCGACCTGTTCATCGCGCTCGTGGAGACGGTCGCGCCGTTCGGCGATCAGATCGTGGACCTCTTCACCGACGCGGTGAAGGGCGTGACCAAGTTCCTGCGCTCGGCCCGGGGCCAGAAGAAGATCAAGGCCTTCTTCGACAACACCATCCCGGCCATCAAGGAGTTCATCAAGTTCCTCGGGAACGTGATCGTGGTCTTCATGGAGATCGGGCAGTTCGTCGGCCCGATCGTCGGCGGCATCCTCAAGTCGATCAACTTCCTGCTGGACGCGATCGGCTTCCTGCTGGGGCTGCTGAACGCCATCGTCGACAACCCGGTCGGGCGCTTCCTGCGCGACCTGCTCGGGCAGTTCATCGGCTTCGGGGTCGTCGGGAAGGTGCTCAAGGTCATCACCTTCCTGGTGGGCCGCATCTTCAACTCCCTCAAGCTGCTCGGCCCGGCAGCACAGAAGGCGTGGGGCTTCTTCTCGTCGGCGATCGGCAAGGTCGCGGGTGCGCTGCGCTCCGTGGTCACACGTGTCGGCGCGATCGCCGGGCAGCTCATCGGGCGCTTCATCTCCACGATTCGCGGCGCGACCGGGAGGCTGTTCAACGCGGGCGCGTGGCTCGTGCGTCAGGTCATGGCGGGCATCCGGTCCATCTTCGGGCCGGTGTTCAATCTCGGCGCGAGCATCGCCCGCCGGGTGTGGAACGGCATCAAGAGCCTCGCTCGGGTGCTGCTCGACGCGGGCAAGTGGCTCTGGAGAAAGATCAAGGAGGGCGTCCAGACGCTGCTCGGCGTGGGCGGCGAGATTTTCAACAAGGGCAAGGAGATTGCCGAGGACCTGGGCTCCGGCCTGATCGCGGCAGGCGCCACGCTGTTCAACATCGGCGCCGACCTGCTGTGGGAGTTGATCGACGGTTTCACGACGATCGGCCGCAAGGTCTGGGACGCGATCAAGGGCCTGGCCGGGAAGATCGTGGACGCGGTGAAGGACGCGCTCGGGATCGACTCGCCGTCGAAGGTCATGTACGAGCTGGGCCAGTTCATGCTGGAGGGCCTGCTCAAGGGCTTCACCTCGAAGGACGTGACGTCCTTCATCAAGGACCAGCTCGGCGGTATCGCCAAGCTCGGTGCCGACCTGGCGATCTCGGCGAGCCCGCTCGGCCCGCTGCGCCGAGGCATCGGCGACATTCAGGACGCGCTGGGCATCGACATCCCGCTACTGGCGAGCGGCGGCCTCACGCGGGGCGCCACGCTCGCGCAGATCGGCGAGGGCGTGCACCGCGAGGCCGTGATCCCGCTGTCGCGCTCCGTGCTCAACTCCCTCGGGCGTGCCATCGCTCGCTCAATGCCGATGCCGATGATGCCCCGCATGGGCACCTTCAACGTGCCCGCAATAGCTGCCGCACCTGCCGGAGGAGGGGGTGTTCACGTGGATAAGATCGTGGTCGAGTCGCCGCCCGGGACGATCCCGGACGCTCGCGTGGCGGCCGTGAAGATGGCTCGCGAGCTGGAGTCTCGCGGCGGCGGACCGAGGCAGTTCTAGTGGCGTACACGGCAGCAGATGGTCCCCCCGCTCTGGACGCAGTACACGTTTGGACGCCCGCTTCTGGCAGCGCCGTGACGCTCAACAACAAGGCGTCCTCCCCGTGGATCAAGATCGACAACATCCAAGGCTGGCGCTCGCTCCCCGACGCTGACGACAACCGTGAGCCGCTGACGGTCGGGCACGGCGAGATCACCTACGACTCTCGCTACCTGGGCAAGACGCTGGTCTACGAGGGTCGCGCCATGGCCACCTTCCGCGAGTCGATGCACGGGCGGATCAACGCGCTGGTGCAGGCGCTCGGGGCCTCGAAGGACGAGGGCACGATGTCCGTGACGCCCTACACGGTGCCCGGCGGCGTGGCGTGGCAGTACACGGCGCGGGTGATCGACTTCACGCCGAACTCCACGTGGACGTACGGCAACCGCTACTACGCCTACCAGTGGGGCTTCCAGTTCTCGCTGCGGATGAGCGACCCGTACTTCTACCAGGCCGGAACGCCCTACTTGTGAGCGACTACGGCCGCCTCACGGTGCAGATCACGCCGCTCATCGACTCGGGCGGAGACATCGACTCGGACGACTTCCTGGAGCCCGAACAGGTCTTCGACGTGGAGGTGACGCACCCGTTGAACGAGGGCCGCTCGGCGAAGGCGTCGCTGTCGATGGAGGACCCGCTCGTGGAAGACCTGCGCCCGTGGCAGCAGGGTCTGCGGATCAAGTACCACCGGCCCGGCGAGGTCAACAACGACGAGCCCGTGTTCTGGGGTCAGGCCAACGTGATCGACGACTTCGAGAACGGGCGGGTGACGCTGGAAGCGGTCGATCCGAGCGTGCGGATGCAGCACCACTACGTTCGCATCGGGGACGACGCCCTCAACGACCCGGCCGACAACCAGCGCGGGCGCATCTACCCCGACTACCGAGGGATCGACCTGCTCGTGGACGCAGCGCAGGCGGCACCCGGCTACCCCGTGCTCGGCTGCGTCGTGGAGGACGTGGACTCGATCGAGGACACCCAGAAGATCGACGTGGAGCGTGGCCAGGAGGTCTGGCAGATGATCCTCGACATCTGCGCGCAGGACACGGGGCCGGACTTCGACATGGCGACGAAGGTCGGGCCGGGCGCGGGGCCGGGCGTCTACGCCACGCTGCGGCTGTACGAGCGCCTGGGCTCCGATCTCTCCACGACGGTGAAGTTCGACTACGGCGACGACGAGGACTGGGACACGCCGACGAACGACAACGCCCCGTCGATCGTGGTCACGCCCGGCCACCCGACCACGCACGTCCACGTCGTCGACACCGACCGCTCGTGGCGCGTCACCGGCTTCACGCCGGACTACGCCGAGGAGCACGGCATGTGGGTCGACTGGGTGGCGACCGACTGGAAGATCAAGGACTCTCTGGACGTGAACGTCCTCAAGCAGTACGCCAAGGCGCACATCAAGGCGTACGGCATCCCGCCGAAGCAGACCGAGATCCGGCTGCGGCTCGACTCGGGCGCGGTGTTCTTCTACGGCGACCCGGGATGGCCGGACGGCAACACCGTCGGCGACTTCTACATCGGCGACTCGGTGAAGGTGCGTGCCAAGCGTGGCTACCGCGAGGTCAACAAGAAGTACCGCATCACGCAGGTCGTGCTCTCCCAGCCCGGCGCTCGCGGGCCGATGCAGACCCAGCTCACGCTGATCCCGTCCGACGTGGACATCGACGTGACGCTGGACGTGGACGAGACCTGATGGCCGGGTTCCCGCGCCCCAACGACCTGCTCACGTCGCACGCCAGCCACGCCGAGCAGCTCCGCCGCCTGCGCACGCGCTCGCCGCAGCTCTCGTCGGAGAACTTCATCATGGACCCGGGCGAGGTTCGCGCCTGGCCCCCGGCGCTGCCGGTGCGCGAGCGCATCGTGGGCGTGCAGGCCTTCGCGGGCTCGGGGACCGTCACCATCGACTTCATCGTGGTGCGCTGGGACCCGCCGATCAGCGACCCGAACCCGGTGCTGGTGCACACGCTCACGGTGTCGTCCTCGGGGCAGGTCTTCTCGGCGTTCGGCGACAACATGGACTACGGCACGACGATCAGCGTGGAGACGGGCGACTACTACTACCCGGAGATCACGGCGGGAGCTGGCGCGGGGAACGTGGTCGCGACCTTCGTTGTGGCCCCGGCGTAATGGGCATCGTCGGCGCGAGCCGCAGCAGCGTGACCGTGGGCGCGGTCACGCTGTCGTCGGGCGCCATCCAGCTGCCGATCGTGAGCGCCCCGGCCGGGTCCATCATCGTGGCAACCGTCTACCTGGCGGGCGGGACGTTCCTGTCGGCGCCCGGCTGGAGCACGTTCGCGTCGGTGAACGCTGGCACGAACTGGAACAACAACCCGGCGACCGGGGGCGGCCCGACGGGGGGCGGCTTCGTGACGATGGTGCTCCTCACGAAGGCCGCCGTGACGGCCGACTTCTCGCCGGGCGTTACCTACAGCCTTGGCACCTACACGACGTCCGGCGGCACGATGGGGTACGCCTGGGGCCACGCGGAGGCGTTTCAGAACGTGGGCGGTATGTCGTTGCACGACGGTCTGGACGAGATCACCTCGCCGGTCGACGGCGAGTACGCGATCCGTGTGTGGGCCACGGGCGGCAGCGACATTGGGGACTTCGACTGGCAGGACAACGAGCCAGCGGCGCCGGTCCCCTACGGCTCCAGCTACCCCGGCACGGACTACTACGCGCCCTCGACGCCGGTGGGGTCGCCGCTGCTGTCCGGCCGCACGATCTTCACCGTCATCACCATCTCCCACCCGCGCTACCTGGGCGGGACGCTCGTCCCTCACTGGATCGGTCGTACGGACATGACCGAGGAGATGCAGTTGGATGCCAACGGCGTCACCGGACCCCTGTCTGTGCTGTCGGCGACGTTCGCCCATGGCGGCATTGACCATTGGTGGGCGCTGCTCGTCTACGGCCCCGGGGAGACCGACACGCTGGACAGCGAGTTCACGCCGACGTGCGCGGAACGACTCTCGGAGGCGCCCGCGCTCGACACGCCGGGGATGGACCAGGACGCTAGCGACTTCATCGAGGACGTCGCCATCTCCGCGAACCTGGGACCGATCGCCGACGTCGGCAACGTCACCAACATCCAGGTCGGCCTCAAGATCACGCACCCCGCGATCGGCTGGGTCGGCGTCGCTCTGGAGTCGCCGTCGGGCAGGCGCGTCCCGGTCTTCCTAGGCAACAGCCAGCAGGATCACGACCTGGGCGACGGCTCGCACATCGCATGGTTCCACTCGGACGACAGCGGCGGTGCGCTGGACGACTTCGACGACTCCAACTTCGACGGCACGTGGGGTCCGCTGTGGGGCAACTTCTTCGGCCCGGTCTACTTCCAGAGCGGCGCCGAGAGCTTCTTCTATGAGGGTGGTCCGAGCGGTCGCTCCCACCTGGAGTACCTTCTGGGAGAGAGTGTCACAGGGACGTGGAAGCTCTGGGCCTGGGACACGGACGCCGACAACTTCGAGGGCACGGTCGACCTCGTGATCCTGCGGATCTGCCTCGACGACGACACCGTGCTGATGATGGTGGTCTGATGCCCGATTCGATCGAGAGCCGGATGGCGAGATTGGAGCAGCGGGTGTCCGACTTCGAGACCCAGCTCACTCGGCTCCTGCCCGTGGCCGAGGCGCAGGCGCGCAATCAGGTGCAGCTGGAACACATCGAGGACCTCGCGCAGCGCACCAACAAGGATCTGCACACCTTCCAGGAGAAGATCGACACCCGCGACGAGCAGAGGGACGAGGCTGTCTCCGCTGAGCGTCGCGCCACGCGGAACGCCCTCTACGCCCTCGCGGGCACGCTGGGCGCCGCACTCATCGGGGCGCTGGCGATCATCGTCGTAGCCCTGCTTGGAGGCCAAGGGCCATGAGCACCGAGGACGAGCACCGGCCATCGCATCACCGGCGCTTCCTATCGCCGCCGCAGGACATGAACCGGCTGGTGGTGCTGCTCGCCGCGATCTGCGGCATGTGCCTCGTCGTGATGACCCTGACGCTCACCTTCGGCTACGTGCATCTGGCGCAGCAGGACGTGGCGATCCAAGAGCAGCGCCTCGCGGGAGCCCGATCCCAGTGCGCCCTCGTGGCGCAGATTGATCCCGACTCGGCCGAGCTGATCGCCAGATGCGTGGGACGGGTCTGCGAGATTCTCCACGACCTCGATCGGCAGTGCGACTTCAACGGAGAGCTGGCGCGTGCCCGCCAGTGAGGAGCGGACGGACATGCTCGCGGCTCTGCGGCTCGCCGCGATTCTCGGCATCGCGCTCATCATCCTCGTCGGGGTCATGGGCTTCATCTACATCTCGGCGTCGAGGAACGAGGCTCGCCACGACGACCGCGTGAGCATCTGTCGCGGCAACGTGGCACGCGGCTACCTGCTGCTGCGCGCCCGCGAGTTCACCGTCGCCGACACGCCGATCCGCGACTCGACCACCACGAAGATCGCGCCGGAGCTGTTCCAGATCCTCGACTGCGACTCGGGCTTGCCGCTGTCGACGCCCGAGCAGGAGCGCTATCTCCAGGTCCTGAACACGGGCGTCGTGCCCGAGATCGTGAACGGTCTAGTCACCGTTCCCGCTGAGTAGGCTTCGGCCATGGCCCTTTCCGAGAGACAGGTGAAGCGCCTCCAGCGGGATCTCAACCGCTTCTCCCGCGACAAGTCCCTGAGCCTCACGCCGCTGCGCATCGACGGCGAGATGGGCGCCCTCACGCGCAAGCGGATCAGGTACGTCTACTTCCTGCTCGGCTACTCGCGGAAGCGCATCAAGGCGGCGAAGGTGAACCGGGACTTCCGTCGCCAGCTCGCGAACCCGCGCCGAGTGCTGGGGAAGACGAAGTGGCATCGCCGTCGCGTGCGCCGAGGCCTCAAGCGGCGGATCAAGCGTCGCCGTGACGTGGCCCGCAACCATGTGCAGGCGGTGCGGGCGTCGGGCGTGACCTACTACGACGGCAAGCCCGTCGCGAGGTGGATCGTGCCCTACATGGAGTGGGCGCGGCGCAACGGTTGGTCGGGGCGTCTCGTGAGCGGGTGGCGCGACCCGCTGTACTCGGAGCGCCTGTGCTACGGCATGTGCGGCCGACCGACGTGCCCGGGACGCTGTGCTGGTCGCGGCTCGGCCCACTCGCAGTCCGCATTTGGGTCCGGCGCCATCGACGTGTCGGACTACATTCGTTTCGGGCAGCTCATGGCGCGCTGCCCGTTGAACCCGAAGCTCACGAACCATTTGCCGAACGATCGTGTCCACTTCTCGCGGAGTGGCTACTAGGAGGAACCATGGTGGAGGATGCTGTAAAGAGCCAGATCGGGAAGGTGGTCGCCTTCGTGCTGACGCCGATCCTGTTGCCGCTCGCGGGTATCGTGGCGAACTGGGCGCAGGACGCGCTCGGGCTCGATCTGAATGGTGCGGACCTCACGGCCTACGTCGTCGCGGTCGTGGCTGGTGTTGCGCTCGGCGCGTGGCAGTGGCTGCGGAATCGCTCCGAGTGGGAGAAGGCGGTGCTGTTGACGCGGCAGGTGCACGAGGCGGGCGCCGCCTACACGGGCACCGCGACCACCGGCGTGACCGTTTCTCCGCCTGGGGCAACGCAGATCCCATGACCCTGCCTGCCGAGCCGCCTCGGTCGATCGACACCGCGCTCAAGACCGGCGACAGCGGGTGGGCGGTCTTCGGCCTGCAGAAGTGCCTCAACTTCGTCAACGGGTCTACCCTCGTCGCGGACGGCGCCTTCGGGACCGTGACCGAAGGCGCCGTCGCCAGCTACCAGAAGCGCATGAGCCTGCTCGCGGACGGGATCGCGGGTCCCAAGACGCAGCTGGCCGCGTGCCAGCACCTGTGCGCCGTGACGTTCATCAACGGTGCGCCGAACGGGCTCGGGCTCGGCATGGTCGAGGGCGAGGGTGGCTACTACTTCGGCGCCGTGAACTGGGGCGTGACCGGCGGCGTCGACTGCGGCGTCGTGCAGGAGCGTGTCGTGGGTCCACCCTTCTCTTCGGTGAACCTGCGACACGCCTTCAACGCGCCCGAGAGCCTCAAGGGGGCGCTCATCACCGTCACCGAGCGGGCGAAGGGGTACGCGATCCACTCGTGGGCGAAGTTCTCGTGGGAGCGCCAGCTGCGGTGCGCGATCATGGCGCACAACTGGCCGGTCGCCGCGCTGTCGATCGCCAAGACGGGGAAGTGCCCGCACCCCGACTCGACCGACGGCTGGTGGCCCCGGACGCTGGAGTTCCCCGACGGGACGTTGGTGCGCACGCGCTGGGACTGGTGCCAGTGGTACGCGATGGGCGGCCCGCACGGCGAGGCGCGCATCCCCCGCTACGTGACGCGGTGGTCGTGATGCTGCGGCCCGCTGGCCTGGAGCCGATCATCATGCGGGAGACGCCGCAGGCGCTGTCGAGCGAGGCGGCCTATCGGGCGGCGACGCTGCAGGGCGTGCAGCAGGCGTCGGGGGTTCGGGTGACGCGCTGGGCCTCGACGCGGGAGATTCAGCGGGTGCTGGAGCTACGCGGCGAGCCGAGCGCCGCTGCTGTCGCTGTCGGCCTCTTGCCGCAGCTTCTCCGTGAGGGCGTCCTGGAGCAACAGACTCGCCGCGACGGCCTCTACTGGCGGCGGGTTCTGTAGCGTCGTGGCGTCCTCGGAGACGACCACGATGGCGTAGTCGCTGCCGTTGTAGTAGGCCTCGAACGCGGGACGCGCCCAATAGAGAGCGCGCTTCCACTCCTTGTACTCGGGTTGCTTGCGCGGCAAGGTGCGCATCGCCGCTGCCCATGCTGTCCGGAAGGGTGTCCCGATCGCCTTGAACTCAGCGAGGACGATCCGGGTGTGCTGTGCGGCAGTCACGTCCCCGCACAGTCTTGCCCCCCCGCCGGACGAGTCAAGGTTGCGGCTCTCGGCACTTCGGACAGTGGGGGACGAACCACCACATGACGTGCCCGCAGGACCAGCACCGCTTGCGCTTGCCGATCTTCGTCACCAGGTGATCTCCGTCACCTCGATGAACTTGACCACGCCGAGGACGACGAGGGCCAGAACCACCACGGCGGCAACAAGGACGACTGCTGCGGCAGTCCATGACCGGAACATACCCGGCTTCACGGCGTTCTTCCGTAGCAGGGGATCAGACAAACCTCGTGGTCGAGCCCCACGAGGTCGTTGAGCACATTGCCGTAGCGCTCCTCGACGTAGCGGAGCACCGTGGGGTCGCAGCCGATCAGCAGATAGCCGCGCCCCTCGCCGTGGTAGTGGAGCGATGAGAGCCACTGGTGATAGGTGCTCGCGGGCACCTGACGCTCGACGAAGGTCATCACGCGATCCCACTCCGGATGCCTCACTCCCGGGCAACGGCACTCGTCGCAGCAGGTGTCGCTCGGCCGCATCCAGTTCACGTTACAGACGGGGCAGCGGACGTCCTCGGGGCGCAACTCCCTCACTACCTCGATCACCGCTTGTACCGCAGCTCGTCCACTTTGTCGGCGATGTCCGACAGGGAGTAGACGATCGCCGAGCCGACGAGCAGCACGACCCGGGCGATGGTAATCATCTGGTTCGACCGCGCCGCGCTCACGATGTTCTGGGCGTCGCGCAGGGCACCGAACGAGCGCTCGGCGTAGGTGAGGTCCTGCTCTGTCTCAGCGGCCATCGGGAACTCGGATCGCGAGGCGTGAGCCGTACATGGCTGTGAACTCCTTGAGTAGCGGCGTGTCGGGGCAGGAGAGGACCTCCCGCTGCATGGCGACAGCAACCTTGGGGGAACGGTTGGCGTAGTGGGCGCGCTTGACGACCCACAGCACCTCGTTCTCTTGGTCGTACCTGACCATCGGCTTTCGTGCCAGCTCATCGAGCGCGTAGCGGACTCGGAGGCTGTCATTGCCGAACAGGCGAGACATCGCCCGCACCGAGACCTCGTAGATGCCGCTGATCGCGGCCTTGGGATTGGTCCAGCTCCAGAGGAAGAGGAGTTGAGCGTCGGCGGACAGAGCCGCGAAGTCGGGGTCCGTCCAGATGGCGCACTCGACCATTACGAAGCGACCCACGACAGCTCCTCTCTCTCACACAGTGGACTATGCGCTCCAAGGGGCGCCTTAGTCAACCATCGGAGACGAAGAGGTCGACGACCGTACGACCGAGCGGCTTGACCAGCTCGCCATGGATCTCCAGCCCGCCGAAGCGGAACTTGTCGGGCGTGTCGTCGTCCAGGTAGTTGCCATCAACGAGGGCGTCGCCGAGACACTTCTCAACGATGGAGCGGTAGTTGCCTTCGTCGCGCTTGCGCCGCGCCGGGAACCACATCTCGGCCTTGGCATAGATCGCCCTGGGGATCTCGGGCGTGTGGACCTTGGGTAGCGGACTCGCCAGCAGGGCCATGCCGAACAGGCCTTGCCACTGTTTCTTCACGCGCTGGTGCACTCGCCAGTTGCGGTACATGAGCGCGTTCAAGGACGGCGGCGTGCCGTCGAGGTCGAGACGTACCATCACGCCGCGACCAGCTCTCGCTCCTCCTCGTGCTCCAACTCGGGGAGGGTCGCGCCGCCCCACACGTACGTCGCCGCGTGGGTCTTCTCGTTCACCGAGTCCCGGACGTAGCACTCGGTGCCCGGCGCGGGGTTGAAGTGCCAGGCGACGTGCCTGCCGCAGCGCTGGCACATGCACACCCACATGCGCTCCACCAGCTCCTCGATGCAGCCGTCGTCGCCGTCGAACGGGCCGTGCACCAGCACGACGTCCCACATCACGTGGGTGTCATCCCGCCATGGGTTCCTGCGCATTGCCAGCCTCCTCTGTGGACTGTGTGATGACCTCTCGGATGAACATGGAGCGCGCCTCGGCCTGCGCCCGCTGTCGAATCTCGACCGGGGACGGCGAGACCAGCCCGGGGACCAGCAGCTCGCACGCCTGCACCTCGCCCCAGATCATCGAGAGGGTGTGCAGGCCTCGCCCGTCGTACTTGTGGTAGCGCTGCCCACGTAGCTCTGCGAGGCGTTCGCCGCGAGCGAACAGGTAGGCCGAGCGCAACATCTCGGCGTGCCGCTCGCGGATGATCGTCTCCATCTCGGTCACGAGACCGCTGCGCCCTTCGTCAGATCGGCGAGTTGCTGGCGACGCTCCTTGGTGAGCCTCCCGAGCTTCGCCTCGGCCGAGCAGTCGAACGCCGCGATGATCTCGAAGGTCAACGAGGAGCCGATGCCCGGCACGAAGCGCAGGATCTGGCGCAGGCGCATCTCGCCTGCCAGTTCTTCGATCACCGGATCGGCCTCGCCGCGCAGCACGCGGTAGGGGTCGATCTGGCCGCTCGCCATGGCCTCTCGCAGGAGCTTGCGCTTGCCGCGCACTTCCTTGCTGATCTCCCACACGGGGCGGGAGTCAATGCCACGGTCGAGTTGGGTCATGCGACGATCTTGGGCTCCCGGTTCTCCAGCCGGGGCTGGACGGGGTTGAAGTTGGCGATGGCGGCCAGCGTCGGCATGTGCTCGCCGCCCGCGAGGACCGCAGCGCGGAGCTGCTCGTTGTCCGCGATCGCGGCAGCCCGAGCGGCAGGCTGTCCACCGATGACCTCGTAGGTGCCGATGACGCGGAGAAGCTCGTCCTCGTCGGTGCGCTCGCCGACGACCTGCACGACGAGGTACTTCGTCGGCCTGCGCTCTGCACCGACCTGGCGCTTGACGGCCTCGACGGCGGGCGTGTCCTGGGACTGCGCGATGGCGTCCTCGATCGAGCCCTTCCGGGTCACGTCGTTCGTGGTGATGGTGTTCACTGCGTGGCGCCTCCTTCGGCTTCTTGGACCTGCTTGAACAGGGTCGCGGCGACGAGCTTGACCTGCGCGGCCACGTCGCCCGCGCTGGGCGGGTGGTACTCGCCGTGGGCCGCTGCGACTTCGAGGATCGTCACCGCGCACTTCTGGGCGTGCTGCATGGCGATCGAGCGGCGCTCCTCGGGAGGACGCGCTCGACTGCCACCTCCCCCGAAGCCTGCGCCCTGGGCCAGCTTGAACTTGGGGCCGTACTGCGCCTCAAGATCAATGTCTCCTTCGACGGACTGCCCGACCTGCGGTGCCGGGGACTCCGGCTTCCTCGACCACTCGCAGTTGCGAACCACCTGCCCCGAGGCGTCCTGTAGATCGACTCGGTAGCCCTTCATCGGGCCGCCCTTCGTCGAGTTCCAGTCCCGAACTTGGTCTGAGACAAGGGTGACTGTATACGTTGGCATCGGAGCAGGTGGTCCTCTGGTAGAAAGGAGATATAGATGGAGAAATGAGCCTTCTCTATTTCCTTTCTCCCATCTAGAGCCCTTGTCAACGGCCGGGTTACTGGTGTTGATGTTACAGGCCTAACGGCCTGAAAGTCAAGCACCACGTCGCAAATAGCGAGGAACTGTTAGACAAGGGACCCCGTCCTACGACTGGCCCGCAGCGGCCTTCATCAGCACGGCGCAGGCGTGGCGCTCGCAGCAGTCCCCCGTGAAGAAATCGGGGAAGTGGACGGAGAACTTCTCGGCGATCTGGCAGCAGCCCGTCTCGCCCTCGATGTCCTCCAGGAACTTCTCGGCCTCGCGCACGCGGCCGATCGTGCCCCGCGCCCGTGAGCGGGCCTGCTTGCGCCTCGTGTCGGTCTCCTTCGGGTCGGCGATCAAGCGCCCGGCCCGGTCCCACTTCACCTCGCCGCCGTGAATCTTCGGCAGCTCCACCTTCTTGGGCACTCTGTTGCCTCCTACTCGGCATCCCACGAGAGGCCCTCGTGGAACGCATCGCGGTTCAAGAACGGCGACGTGCGCAGCCGCTCCGCTTCGATGGCTCGATCCTCGTCCGTCATGTACGGCTCCCACGCGGCGATGCCAGCGAGGAACTCCGCCATGTCGATCGGCCGAGCGTGGCGAGCCGCCACGTCCTGCTCGTCGGGCTCCACGGGCACGGTCGGGGCGTCGTAGCCCTGCTCGCCCTCGAACAGCGCGTGGTCGCCTCGGATGATCTTGCGGCGCGACTTCTTCCGCTTGCCCTCGTCGACGGAGCGGACGTTCTCAGGGCGCACCGGCAGCTCCTCACGCGGGATGCGCGGGAGCTGCACCAGAACGCTCTCTCCGTACTCCGTGAGGACGTAGACGTAGCTGCGCCTCGCGTGACCGGCAGCGGTGCGCGAGCGTCGATGCTCGCCGGTCGAGCGGATCAGTCCAGCGCGCACCAGCGCGTTGACCGTCGCCCCGATGATCGACCGCTCGGTCAACTCCGTGCCCTCCAGATGATCGCCGTGGAACTCACCTTTCTGACGGGCGATCAGGAGGATGCGGGCCTTGAGCCACCCGTACTCCTCGGGCTTCCACTTTCGGAACATCTCTTGGGCCTGGGCCAGGGACGCGGTGCGTCCACCTCGGCTCCCCGAGTTCACGATGATCCCTCCCGCAGATTCGACAGATCGCAGGCAGCCACGCAAGGCCCACGCCGATCAGCTCCTTCACCGAGCCGTCGTGCGAGTGGACGATCCACAGCGTCGTACCGTCCTGCCGGGCGAAGCTCTCAATGGGCACGAGGACGACCCGGCGGGTTCACCTTCACGCCCGACTCGTGCACCAAGATGGCGGCACGGGCGCGGGTGATGCCCATCTCGGCAGCCACGGCCGCGAGCGTGCCATGTTGCGCGTACAACCTTCCGGCCTTCTCGCGCAGGTCGGGCTCGTACTTCGGCGAACGGTTCGGCTCGATCACGTGTACCTCGACTTCGTGAAGTCCACCCCGAGGCGCTGGCCCTGCTCGCCTGCCCAGGCGTTCATGGCCAGGAAGGTGCCGCGAGTCATGTCGGCGAGCACGTCGAGCGCCGTCAGCTGGTTCTGGTAGTCGCTCGCCCACGTGTTGACGATCTCTCGCTGATGGGTCTCGGTGCCGACCTGCTCGCGGTACTTGGAGCGGGAGATCAACCAGACCTCGATGTCCTCGTCACCGCCCTCGCGCAGCACCTCCTGGGCGGCCTCGGCAGCGCGACGCAGCAGGTTGTACCGCTCCAGACGCGGGTCATCGTCGTCGTTCTCCCTGATGAAGCCCGAGATGCGGTCACGGGGGTCGCTCATCGGCGTTGCTCCTTGTGGTCAGTGGCGAAGCCGTTGCACGTACGGCACGCACGGCACTCGCCGTCCAGATTGTGCGAGGCAGCGATGTGCCCGCACTCGCACACCGACACGATGGTCGGCGGCTCGTACTCGGTCTCCACGATCTGGCTCCAGCTCTCCAACTGGCGCGTGTCGAGGTAGACCCGGATCGTGTTCCCATCAAGCCTGTCGGCGAGTAGCGGCGCCTGCAGCCACTCGCCGACACGCTCATAGGCAACGTCGGCTTCGTCCTCTGTAACGAATGACCGTTCCCAGACGACGATCAACCATGGTCTCAATGGGCCTCCTTGCTTGCTCTCTCGCAAGGATTGTGACGCCCGCTATGCCTCAATGTCTACCGTTCCCGTAGAACTCCCGCGCCGGGGCCGAAGCCCCGGCGCGTGTCCTGGGGAGTTCTAGCCCTCGACCTTCTTGAGCGAGTCGGAGCCGCCGTTCTCGGTCTTCGTGCGGAAGACCGTGGCGCCGTCCAGCTCCTTGATGTCCACGCCGTCCACGGCGCGGCGCATCTCGTGCCGCATCGCCGTCCCGAGCGGGTCGGGGATCTTGCCCTCCCCGGCGCCGTTCATCAGGTCGAGCTGGGGACGCAACCCCGACGCCGCGAGCACGAAGTCCTCGGTCGTCAGCATCAGGTCCTCGACCTCGCCCTCCGAGCGGGAGATCGCGTAGCGCAGGGTCCGGTCGATCGCCTCCTTCACGAACGCCGGGAGGAAGCCCTCCATGGCCTCGTACACGGCCTCGTAGTCGATGTCCTCGTCGAGCGTGCCCTGGGGCGCCGTCGCCTCGATCATGCGGGTGATGCCCGACAGGTCGAGCGCCCCGATGTGGATCATCGCGTCGAGGCGGCCGGGGCGCACCATGCCCCGGTGGATGCGCTCCTTGTGGTTCGTCGTGAGCACCAGCATCAGCTCGGTGCCCTTCGCCGTGATGCCGTCGAACAGGTCGAGCAGCCGGGCCACGGCGTCGCGGTCGCCCGACTCCGCGAGGATGTCCACGTCCTCGAAGAACACGATCGCGGGCTGGTAGAGCCTCGCCGTCGCCATGACGGTCGCCAGCGAGTCCCGGGTCGGACGGCAGTAGATGAACGTCCAGCCGTTCGGCACCGCGACCTGCGCGGTGAGGAACGCGCCGAGCGTCTTGCCCGTGCCGTACGGCCCCTCCAGCAACACGGCGCGCTTGCGCGGGATGTTCATCCTGCGCATGACGTCCGTGTGCCTGATGACCGACCAGAGGTTCGCGTCCAACTGCGCGAGCACCTCGTCCGAGTAGACGACCTTGCGCGGGTCGACGCCCGACAGGTCGAGGAACTCCGCGTCCTCCTGCCCGTCGATCGCCTGGCCCTTGTAGATCGACTCCGACTCCAGCGTCTGCTGGACGACCCGGAAGAGGCCCTCGATGTGCGCCCGGTACTTCCGGGGCGCGTCGACGGTCAGGACGAACAGCTGGCCCAGCTCGTTGTCCTCGGACACGCCGAGGAACATCTTGCCCCCGAACAGCGGGACGGCCAACTGCCCCCACGGGACCTGCATGGTCTCGGTCGGGCCGACGTTGATGGCGCGCATCTCCGGCGGCTTCTTGCCGAAGAACGTCCAGGTCGGCTTGCCGATCCCGGCCGTGCCGAACACCTTGATGAGGGACTTCTGCACGGCGGACGCACCGTCCCAGGGACGGAACTTGTACGTCCGCGTGAAGCGGGTCTCCTCCTCCTGCTGCTCGATGTGGTCCTCCAGGTACCGAATCGCGTCGACCGGCGACATGGTGGCGGGGAGCACCAGCTGGTTGCCCTGCTGGATCAGCGAGTCGTCCGTGATCCGCTGGCCGCCCAACGCCGCGAGCGTGTCGAGCAGGTTGTCCTCCAACACCTGCTGCTCGGTCTTCTCGGGCGCGACGGCGATCCCCACGTTCGAGGAGCCCTTCCTGTCCTTGCGCTGCACTGCCTTATTAGCCACTTGCACCTCCTACTCACCCCCTCTCTGTGGCAGATTGGGGATGGTCTCCTTTGTGCCGTCGGTGCCACCACTCGCACTCGGCGAGTAGGTAAACGTCCGACCGCCCGAACCGACCAACCGTCGCCGGGAAGCTGTCGAGCTTCGACCATGCCCACACAGTCGAGCGCGACACTCCCCAACGACGGGCGAGGTCGGCCTGTACGACCAGACCGCCAACCGCCCGCAGAGCAGACCTCGCTACGGTCACGCTCACGGGGGGTTTGCGCTGGTCGCCCAAGATCAGATCGCGGCCACGATGCGGATAACGATCACGGCCGCAACCACGATGGCCAGGAACGCCACGAATACTCGCGACCATTCGACACGTTCGCGGCGCTCCACGCGGTTGAACTGCTTGATCCGGCGAGCGTCAGCGGCACGCTGCGACTCGGCAGCGCGCCGCTCCCACTCCTGCTGCGACAGCCTCACTTCTTCTCCTCGTCGCTCGGCTCCTGTTCGCCGAACAGCTTGCGTAGGAACTCGATCGGGTTCTCGGGAATCTCGTCGGGGCCGAACGGGCCGAGCACGATCGGGCCTTGCATCATGCCGCGCTGCTGCTCGGTCATCTTCGCCAACGCGAGCGCGGCGACCATCTCGGAGATCGCGATCACCTTGAAGCGATCCTCGGCGTCCAGCTCGCCCTGCTTGTAGATCGACTGGTAGCCCTGGATCATCCCGATGAGGGCGTCGAGCAGCACGGGGAGCGACTGCTCGGGCTCAAGGCCGTTCTCCTCTCGCTGCCGCTGCCAGAAGCTCACCGCCGCCAGTAGCGTCGGGTCGTCGTCGGGGTCCGGCGGCAGTTCCTCTTCGTCGGACACTACGTCTCCTTTCTGCGGTCGATGGGACCGCGTGCTCTCACATACGGAGCATGAACGCCACTGCACCTATCGTGCTTCCTCGTGTGTCAGAGCGGGCGCGTCGTGAACTTGGCGTGGCGCTTGCCGTGCTCGCGCAGGAAGGCTTTGGTCACGCCGTCGTAGTTCTCGACGCACGGCTTCGACGCCGGGTACGCCGCTTCGCAGCGCAGGCACCCGACCTCGACCGTCAACAGGTTGTCGTGCAACAAGCCAATCGCCACGCCCCGGGCGAGTGACTCCTCGTCCACGTGGTACATCGCGATGGCGATCCATTCATGCTCCGGCGATGGCACGGAACCCCGCCTCCATCCCGAGAGTCACCGCGCCGTCGCCGTTCGCGAGCGGGTGCCTGCGCCAGTCGCCCAACAGCGGGCTCTCGTTCTCGCGCCGGGTGATCGGTGCGTCCCAGAACTCCGTCGCCTCGTGGTCGCGGATCATCACGAACACGACCTCGCGTCGGTTGGGATGCGTGGACGGACGACTCTCGCCCGGCGGCGCGGTCCACGCCGAGGAGACCATCGCAACCAGCGACGGCTTGTTTTCCACGATCAGGCCCGCGATGACCATCGGCAGTTTCTCCCGCCCCTTCGGCTCGAAGAAGGCGCCGTCGATCAACACCATCGTCAGCTTGCCGTCGTTGAACATCAACATGTGGGCGTTGACGTCGCCGTCCGGGCCGCACGACTCCAGGTCGTCCTTCGCCCACTCCTTGACTCGCTCGCGGAGTTCGCCGAGCGTCTCCTTCGCCATCTCGTCTCCTTGTTCGCTCTCTCAGGTCTTGGCCTTGGTGTTCGGTCGCACGTGCCCCGTCTGCTGCTCGTGGAGCGCGAGCACCATCGCCGCCACCTTGCGCGGCCAGATGCGCCGCGACTCTGTTGCCTTGCAGAAGGCACGGATCTTGGCGAGCGCCTCGCCGGGAATCTCGTCGCGCCCGGCGCCCTTGCCGCCCTGCGCGTAGTGCTGGAGCTGCTGCAGGGTCGCGGGCTCGAACGCCTTGCCGGGCTCGGTGCCCAGGCGCTCGGCGATGAGCTGCGCCTGCGGTGCGGTGATCGCTGAGCCGAGCTTCGCGCCGCCTGCCTCTGCGATCTCCACAGCGCGGTGCGCCAGGACTCGCATCGGGTCGGGCGGCTTCGGCTCATCCTTCTTGGTCGTGCCGATCGGGATGTGCTCGCCATCCGGCGGCGCGTTCAGCTTGTCGAGGCGAGCGAGGCGCTTGCGCTCCGCTTCCGCGTCGAGGGCGGTCTTCTCTCCCTGCCCGTTCTTGACGGGTGTCTCCTGCTGCTCGGTAGCCATGCGGCCCTCCGTCGTTCGCTTGCACGACGGACCTTGATCGCCGCGCAGCCGTGACTGCAACCTCTATATCAACGAGGCGCCTTGTGCGTCAACCGACCGAGCCGGATCTTCTTCCCCACGACCCGGCCTCGCCTGTGCGGCCAGCCGAGCGAGTAGGTCACGTAGCGCCTGCCCCAGACCCACGAGTAGGAGCATGACGGCGACCAGAAGTCGAGGTCGGACCCCCAGCCGATGCGGTCGCGCACGGTGAACCGCTTGCGGCCCAAGAAGGACGTGTTGCGCAGGTAGATGCGCGTCCCCAGCGGGTGCCGGTTCGAGGCGACCGAGCCGAAGCGCACGTAGCTGCCGTCGGCCATGATCGTGCCTGCCGAGCAGAGTGAGTACGAGGTCGACATGGCGCCGAACTTCGCGACCGCAGACGACGGGGCCGCCGCGAGCGCGGCGGCCCCGAGTGCAACCAACTTCACCTTCACGAAGTCCTCCTGTGGACGAGTTACACCTGGCCGAGGTGCGGCAGGTCGAAGTCGGTCTGCGGGCGAGCCGGGTACGCCCTGAGCCTGAAGCCCGCCGCGTCGCCCATCAGGAACATCGCCGTGGCGATCACGCGATCCGTCACCGGGATCGAGTTGACCGTCTTCGGGTAGGCGCAGAACGACTGGGTGCGGGTCTGCACCGCGTAGGAGATTTTCCTCGCGGTGATGCGGTACAGCAGCGAGTCGCTGCCGACCACCGTGATCTCCTGCGTGCGCAGGTAGTCCTCGAACTGGCGCTCGTTCACCAGCTCTTGGAGCAACGACACGGCCTTGATCTCGGCGTTGTTCGACTGGCCCGGGTACGCCTGGTTCGGGTAGCAAATCGCGCAGCGGGCGTTGCCACACCCAGCCGAGCGATCCCTGTAGGGCGTAGCGAGATACGGCCAGTTGATGGCTTTGAGCCGCTCCTCGATCGGGAGCAGCGTCTTGTCGCGGTCGGGGAGCATCTGTTCGGCCCGCCACAGGGGCGCGGCCGACGCCGCGCCCCTGTAGAGGAAGTTCGCCATCTAGCCGCCCTGGAACGCCGGGACGATGAGGACGTTCGGGTGCTCGCCCGGCTTGTAGTCGCCCCGGGCGATCCGCTCCTTCGACTCCTGGTTGAAGACCATCGAGCGGTTGTTGAACGCCCGCTGGACGATCGCCTCGGCCTCGCGCACGGCCATGTCGGACTCGGTGTCGATCTCCACGACCGAGTGCCCGGACGAGTCCAGGGTCTTGATCCTCGCGATCATGCTGCCTCCTGCATGGTTGCTACGGACAACGACACACGCCCCTGGCTCGCACTGCCAGGGGCGCTCCCTTCTGACTACTCCCAGACCGGGATCGGCGGCCCCAAGGGCTCAGGCCGACGACGCGGCGGCGGGTCGTACTACGTACCGACCGGAGGCGTCATACCTCTCCTTTCTGGTCTCGCGGTGGACAGGGACATCGGGGGCTACTTGCGGACGACGATCCTGTCGCCGTTGTTGAAGCCGAGCCCGGACTCCACGATCACGACGTTGGAGTCCTGGATGGTGTACTTCACGTTGCCCTTCGGCTGCCCGCGCTTGGACAAGACCTGGACGATCAGGTCCGGGTCGTTGAGCCCGTGCATGAAGGCGTAGATCGTGGGCGACTCGTCGTCCTCGCCCAACTCGAACGTGTGGACCGCCTTGTTGGCGGTGCTCTCATCGGCCATGCGTCCTGCCTCCTGTTGTGGGTTGTGGGGGGAAAGTCCCGGGGCCAGGGGTCGAACCTGAGCTACGACCTACACCGGGTCGCGTGCTGCCTCTACACCACCCCGGGACATGCCGCTGCTAGACGAGCACCCCGGCGCCCTGGTCAAGGCGCTGCAGGGCCTCGTCACGGCGCCTCTCGGCGTCGCGCAGCAGGCTCTCGATGCGCGAGGCAGCCTCGCGCTCGGCGTGGTCGAGCTGCGTCCGCAGCTCCTGCACGTTGGCGTTGATCGCGTTCATGGTCGCCGCCGCGTCGTACGCCTTCTCCAGCTCCTCCTTGAGCTGGCGCTTGAAGGGCTTGACCTTGTGCGACTTCGCCTCGGCGTAGCGACGGACGAACGCGACGCGGCTCATCTCCTTCTTGGCACCGTTCGCGGTCAGGTAGATCCCGATCCCCGTCGTGCTCTCGTTCGCGGGCCTGCCGTTCTCACCGACCGGCTCCATCACGACGTCCCACGTCGTATGTGCCACTACTCCAGCTCCTTTCCGTCAGGCATGAACACCCGTCGCCGCACGCTTCGGTTGCGTGCGTAACGGATTGTGCTCCACGTGCCTTGCCCGCGACCGGGCTGCGGCTCGTACAGCTCCTTGGGCGTGCCGACGAGCACGGTGCTCGCCTGAACGATGTCCTTGTTGCGGTCGAGATACGGCTTCGCCTGCTCGACTCGGATAGCTCCCTGGCACCACGCACGCTGCTTGGCGTCGCTCGGGGGATGGATCACAACGTCCACGCCCTCTCGCCGAGCAAGCTCGTGGAACTGCTCGTCGGCGCCGATGCAGTCGCCGTGATGCGCCTCGTCGGCGCCTCGCAGCGCCTCGCGCACCAGCGACTTCTGCTGGGGCGTCATGCCGGAGCGCGTGCCCGTGAACCCCACGATCACACGCACCGTCGGACGCTTCCTGCTGTCCTTCACTTCCTGCACACGTCTCCTCTCGCTCGGAGTGAGCGAGTCGCGGGCAAGCCACTGAGCGACCCAGAGATCGGGCGCTTGCTCCAGCGCACGACGCTTCTTCGGCACCTGCTCCGGTGCATCGCCCAAGTCCTCCTTGCTCATGCTCTCTCAACTCGGAGCATGACAGTTTGGGCGCCTAAAAGTCAACACACATGGCATAGACCGGGGGCAGGAGTCGAACCCGCATTTCCCAGGTAGAGGTGGGCGTCCTGTCCGCTTTAGACGACCCCGGTACGTACATCAGACCCGGGGAGGGGATCGAACCCTCGTTTCTCTGATGAAGGAGTGAGCGTCCTAGCCAACTAGACGACCCGGGTACGTTCATTTCGGTTCTTCTTCCGGCTCCACCCACACGTCGATGGTCACGCTCTTGGGAAAGCCCAAGTGCTGCCACAGGCCCCGAGGCAGGTACAAGATCGCCTCGTTCTCGACGCCGATGAATGTGGCGAAGCGTCGCGTGGTGTCCTTCTTGTCCAGCAAGAAGCCGACTACTTTTGTCTCTTCCACTTGGGCTCCTTGTGCGCCTTGGACTTCTGGGCGTCCTTGCGCTTCTGGATTGCTTCCTGATGACGCTGGTACGCCAGCTCGTTCATCCGCATCCGGTGCCCCTCGCCCGGCTTCGATCCAGCGCGACGACGGTCCTTGTCGGAGCGGATGCGCACCGGCATCCCCCTGTTGCGAGGCGCGAGGGAGTAACAGCCCGGAGTCACTTCCGGCTTCCACTCGGGCGCCCATGTGCGGAAGTGCTCGCGGGGACCGGACGGGAGCTTGATCCAGCGATACATCGCCTCTTCCGGTCCGGCCCCGTTGAGCCTGATGCCCGTGTCCTCGATCATTTCGTGCCACAGGCCCGCCTTGATGAAGCGTTCCGCGAGCTGCGGGTGAATCGCCATCACCTCGGCGATCTCCGACGGAGTGAAGGCACGCAGCCAGCGCACCCACTGACGGAACTCTGCGTAGTTCGGGCCTGCAATAGGCACTAGACCTCCAGCCCCTGCCTGCGCAGGCGCGTACGGTCGTTCAACACGGTCCGAGAGGAGCTAGGCGTGTGCGCGATCTGGACACGCTTGCCCTCCCACTTCACGTCGATGTGGCCGTTCGAGGCCATCTCGACTCCTGCGCCTGCTCGGATCGCGTCCTGCACGAGGGCGCGCACCTGCGCGTCCTTGATCGTGATGGAGCGGCCCGTGCCCTCTGCGGGGCGACCGCGCTGCGCTTGGCCCTTGACTTCGGGGCGACCTGCCGCCCGCTCCTCGGCCTTGCGCACATGCTCCGGCTTGATGCGGGAGAAGATCCGCATGTCGTCGCTCGGCGAATCATCGGCGAGCACGCCCCGCTGAACGAAACGCTCCAGCACCGACAGCACCTGGTCCTTGGGTAGCTTCGCCCCCTCGGCCACTTGCTGCGGACTGAAGGCGTCGCCGTACTCGCGATTCGCCTCGATCCACACAACCATCTGCTGCGCGGGTGAGAGTGCCTCACGGTCGACGGGCGCCGGTTCAGGCGCCCGCTCCTCGACTGCCGGAGCGGGCGCTGCTGGGGCGTCGGGGAATGCCTCCCCGATCGTCTTGCCGGTCCAGCGGTACTTCGAGCCACGAGCGTGGCCCTCGTTCCACTCAAGGAAGCCGAGCCGGATCAACTGCTCGATCCGATCCTTCAGCTTGTGCTCCGAGATACCAGGCAGCTTGTCCCGCAGCTCGCTGACCGACCACCACTCACGTGGTCGAGCGATCCTCGTGACGGCCATGGCGACATCCACCGCGAACGGCGGCTGCTCCTCGTACTGCGGCTTCGCCGCAGGCGGCTTTGCCGACTTCGACTCGGGCGTTGGCGCGAGACTCCACGTGTTCGTGCGCCCCACGCCTGCCTCGTTCTGCACCACCAAGCCGTCCGCAGCCAGCTTCCTGATCGGCTTGCGAATGCTCTCGGGATGAGCCCCGACCGCAGTCGCAACGTCCTGGATGGTCGACTCGCCGCCGTTGCCGGGCGTCTGGAAATACTCCAGAACCCGCTCGGTCAGCGACTTCTCCGTTGCCCCGTCTGCGGGGCGCTGCGGTTCGGCCTCGGGCTGCTTCGCCTCCGGGGCAGTCGCCTGCTCCAGAAGCTGCTGAGCCTCGTCGCGCTCGCGCTCCAGCTCCGCTGTACGCCGCAGCGCGGTGTCCAGGTTCCCCAGAGCCTCGTCCCGCTGTTTGACTACAGCCAGACGCCGGGACTCGGCCTCTTCGGCCTTGTTCCGGAACGCGACTACCTTGCTCTTCGCGGCCTCCAACTCCTCGCGCAACTCGTCGAGGTCTGCATCCATCGAGACGGCGTGCAGCTCCTCGCCGGTCAGCGCGAGATATGCGGCGCGCAACTTCCCCAGCTCGTCCTGCTCACGGATCAACCACTCGTGACGAGCCTTGATCGCCAGAGCCTGCTGCTGGATGAAGTCAACGCCGCTTACGTCCACTTCTGCCACTTTTCACCTCCTCTCCTGTGCGTCGGGAACCGAGCTTTGTGCCGGTTCCGGGTGGAAGGACGCGCCAGAGAGCGCGCCCCACGCTTCGGGCGTGCAACAGGGTCTCGTACTGGCATTCCAAGACCGGCTCGTAGGAGTACACGTCGCCGTCTCGGAAGCTCACGTAGAGCGTTCCGTGCACCACACTCTTGTGACCACGCTGCTGGTCGATGAAGCCCTTGCCCTCGAAGCACAGGGCGTTGACTGCGGTCGATTCGACTCGCACCCAGTTGTAACGGTGTGGACGATCTGTCGTCACCTAATGCGGAGCACGGGGATCGAACCCGTCAACTGCGCCCAACGCCGCTCCACATGCGCTCTCTCTCACTACGGAGCATGAGCGCCGTACTGCCTCTCTGTCAACCTACCCCTGCGCGCTGATCCTGGGCTCGCTCGACCGATACGGCCCCCGCTGGTGGTCGGTCATCGCCCAATCACCCGCTTCCACCGGCGCACCGCGACACGGCGCACGTAGGGGTCGTAACGACGCTGCCACGCGGAGCGCGTCCACCGCAACGCCCACTTGATCTGTCGCGCCTTGCGTCCGAAAAGACCCATTACGGCGCCGCCCTACCCCTGCGCGCTGGTCCTGGGCTCGCCGGGAATCGCGTGGCGCTGCTCCAGCGCGCTGGCGATGCGCTCCAGGCTCTCGGCGATCGACGCGAGCGACGAGGCGATGCGGCCCAGATTGCGGTAGGCCTCGATCTCGTAGCCGGTAGGCACTACCCGGCGTCCTCGTCCTCGGCGTCCCGCGTCACGTCGATGGTCGCGGTCCAGTCCCACAGCTCGCTGGGGATGCGCACGGCGTCCATCTTCGGGGTGCCGTCCATTGCGTCCACGAAGTGGCAGAAGTGGTCGCGGCCGAGCCAGCCCTCGATGATCGCCATCACGCGGGTGTCGTTGAACTTGAGCGGCGCGACGGTCAGGACGTGGTAGCCGTGGATGCCCGAGGAGCAGCGCTCGGCCTCGTCGGCGGGCTCGCAGAGCTGGATCGTCGAGATCGGCGTGGCCTCGATGCGCACCGAGTCCGGGAGCAACTCGTAGTCCCGGTCGGAGAGCATGTCCACGAAGTAGGCGACCTGCTCCTGGACCGCCTCGGGTGCTGCGTTGGGCATTACTGCCTCCTTGTTGGCAAGAGCGCGGATTCGCTCTCGCAGGGCGCCGGAGTTGCCCCCCCAGGCAACGGCGTTACCGCTCCCCGACGCCCTGCGAGAAGAACCACGCGCAGAAGCGCGAGGGAGACAAGCTCCCCCGCGCTGCCTGCGTGTCGGTCAGGACTTCTTGCGACCCGACTGCTTCGGCGCCTCCTCCTTCGTCTCGTCCGACGACGGGGTGTCGGACTCGTCGGTACTGCTCGCCTCGCCCTCGCCCTCGACGGGCTCCGGCTCGGGCTCGGGCGCCGGGGGCTGCGCGTCGTGCTGGGCGATGATCGCCGCGACCTTCCGGGGCCAGAAGCGCCGCGCCTGCGACTCCCCCGCGCCCGGCGTCTGCGCCGTCTCGAT